TAGTGTTACCCGACAGATTGATTTCTGTAAAGTAATTTCCGGTGCTTAGTAAATTTTTCCAACGAACATATCGAAATAGTATCATTCAGCCACTTCAGTATTCAATGCTTCAACATAAAGTTCACGCATTAATGTTTTAAGTTTTTCGGGTTCAACATCAAGTGTCAAATTATCAATATACTTAGAAAGTATAGTTATAGTATCTTCAGCTTGGTCAATAATATCTTGGTCTAAATCAACATTTACATCTGTAAAATCTTCGACAATCGACAAGTCAGATACACCTACTTTATAGAGATTGTCTATCACATGGTCGAACAAAAATGGATTTTGTTTGTTCAACACAACAACTTTAACATAACATTCTTTGAGCTTTGGAAAATCATATTGTTTCCAATCTTCAAAAGTTGTTTTGCCATCATCATATGTAATTTTATGAAACATTGAAAAGGTATTTTGAACAAATTGCATTTCTCGATTTTCAGTATCAAAGATATGAAAACCTTTAGGGTCATTCCAGTCTGCCCATGTCATTTCATATGGAGTGCCAACATAGGTAATATTACCATCTGTTGATTTGTGATGAAAGTGACCTGTTAACACTACATCATACTTTGATAATGTTTGTTTGTCAATACCACTTTCGCAAACATTGCCTCTGTCCATTTCAAAACCGGCAATCTCAAAGTGTCCAAAACAAATTTGTGCCTTAGATTCTTTCATTCGGTTAAATACATCGTCCACATTATCATCACAAATCCAAGGTACAACATCAATTGATACGCCATTGAAATCTACAGTATCAAATTTTTCATAAATTTCAATATTGTTATATTCATTTAATAATAAAGATGGTGAGTTTACTTCAAGTGTGTTCTTATAGGCAACATCATGGTTGCCAATTAATGTGTGGAGTTTGATGCCATGTAGTTCACACTTATCGAAAAAATATTTGCGAGATAGGTAAAGAGATTTGAAATTGATAAACTTTCGGCGGTCAAACAAATCACCCATCTGAAAAATAACTTTAATGTCATTCTCAATCAGATAAGGAAAAAATACTTCATCATAGAATTTTTGAAAGTATTTGTGAAAATCTAAAGAATCACCTCGAGCACCGAAGTGTGTATCACCCAATATGCATAATTTCATTGTATTTGTTTTTTGAAACCTTCTATTTCATCCTTTAATTTAAGCTTTTTCTTTTTAAGAACTCCAATTGCGGCACAATTACTATGATGAGATTCTTCTTCAATAATTTGTTTATCTAAATTATCGTGCAGTTCTTGTAGGTGTTTAATGTGATGCTCAATTTTTAATTTGTCCATTATATCTTCTCCGCAGTTCAATGTCAATAGTTATTCAGGTAATTCTTCTTCCATAAATTTTTCTAAACCTTTAGACTTACCTTCTTTTTTCTTGCGTTTGTTTTCTTCAAAATTAAAAATAAATTCGGAAATGTTTTCATACAATTCAAATTGCCTCATATTTCCATTTTCATCCTCAAACATTTCATGTTCATCTAAGATACCAAATTGTTCTGTTGCCTTATACTTAACATAGAGTTGTTTCTTTTCTTTCATAATACGGCGTAAAAAGGCATAGTAAATAATTTGTGTGAAATAGGCAAATGGATTCTTTGATTTGTCTGGATCAAAATTACGAAAATACATTAGGCAGTTTTCTATACCATCTGCAACCATCTCATCTCGGAAAGAATACGATATGAAGTTAGGTTTGCGTGATAGATGGTCTGCAATCTTATAGAAACACTCTCCAATATAATTTGGAATTTGTGGGTCTTGTTTTTCTTCTTTTTTGGCAAGGTCACACTTTTCACGATAGTCTATAAGTGCCTTTAAAAAGTCGGCGTTATTCACATAATGTTTTGGATTTTTAGTAGTCATAATATTTACCTGTTTTTGTATTGACAAAACGCTTGACAACATGTATCATCAGCGGTGTTCCGTTTGAAAGTTAATTAATGGAGATTGTTCTTCTTCTTCTCTTTAAGTATTTCTAGTAGTTCATCTTCTTCAATATCGTAATCTTCCTCATCATCTTCAATGTCATTAAAATTTCTTTGTTCAGACATTTTTTGTTGAGCTTCAACGACAACATTACCATAATACTCCACTAAATCATCTTTCGGTTCAATAATTGTAAGTATATCTGTGCCGTATATAATAGCATTGTTTTCTTTGATGATTTCAATTGGCAACCAAGGCATCATCATCATTACTGTTTGACCAGTAGGTATTCTTTTGAAGATAATATGCATTGGATTTTCTAATAATATTGTATCATTTTCTTCATGTTGAATAACATCTGCCATAATATCTTCACCACTTTGAAGTCTTACAATCTTTATATTGTTATTAGGAGTTAGTTCCATTTTTAATTTCTATGTTGTAAAACTTATAGTTAAATTTTTCTTCATCGTATATTTTACACCTTTCAACAAAATGTTTCAAGCTGTAATTGGTATATTTGCCTATTCTAAAATCATCGGCTATATCAAATAAAGTTGCTTCTGTTTTATTATCACCTACACGAAGTCCACGACCTATCGATTGAAGATTACGGATGCGGGATTTGGAAGGACTGGCAAATATGATATTGTGAAGGTTACGGATATTAACACCAGTGCTAAAAGTGCCGTAAGAAGCAACGATGATTGCATTGTTTTCTTTTTCAGTAATCGAACGGACAGATTCCCTAATTTCAACATCGGTTCCACCAAAAACAAAAAATACATGCCTATTTTTTGCGTGTTCTTTAATATTTGCATATAAATTTTTTCCATGTTTTTCCACAAATTGAAACAGCACAAGAGAATTACCTTCTAAAGATAAGGTAAGGTTACGAATAAAATCATTTCTATGTTTATTCTGAACAATGTAGTCTATTTCTGTGTTGTAATCCCATTCTTTTGCTTGTTTACAAATCACCTCATTGTATTTAAGAATCAAACATTTTATTTTAAAATCAGCAAGTTGACCTTTTTCAATCAACTCGGATGTTGTTGTAGCCTTGTAAACTGGTCCGAATAAACCTTCTAATACAAGTCTATGTGTTTGTGTACCATCTAAAGTACCTGTTGTACCTATTCTATATTTAGCATTAGTGCAACCTGAAAGAATTGTTGTAAGTGATTTGGCTTTAAATTGGTGTGCCTCATCACCAAGAACAAAATCAAACTGTTCGAAATATTCTTTGTCGTTTTTATAAATTGATTGCCATGTGGTGATTGTTAAAAATGAATTAGTATGTTTTTCTTTACCTGCATATTGCCGATGACAGTATTGGTCTGAATCATACCCGTAAGATTTGAAATCAGAAAACATTTGTTCAACTAAAGAAGTAGTTGGTACAATTAATAACCCTTTTTTGTGATTTGCATTTTGCAACAACCGAACAATCAGATATAATATAAGACTTTTGCCACTCGCAGTTGGAGATAAGAGTAAAATACGCTTGTTGCGTATTGCATGAATAAAAGATTTCCATTGATAATCTCTTACTTCATGTGGCAAATTAAGAGAATTAATAAACTCTAATGCTTCGACACCAGAAAATTCTTCTGTAACATTTACATCGGAATCAATCTCTAATGTATATTCTCTTTCTTTACAAAATTTTTCAATGTAAGGAACAAGACCATGATAGATGGTAAAAGAACGAAGGTCTACTAATCTTATTTTTCCGTCCCATACACGACTTTTGTATGCAGGTGTGAATTGATAACCAGGAACAAAAAAAGTAAAGTATTCACTTAATTCTTGTGCAGTACCTTTGTCACACTCGAATTGAATAAACGCTTCATTTTTTTTATGTAAAATAATATCAGACACCTTGTATAAATCTTTCCCAAGCTATAAAGTCACGGAGTTGAAATGTGCGACTATTGAGTTCTTTTAAAATAGATTGGCATATGTCAACAATTTCATCATGCATCGCTTTTTGTGCCTGATATTTGTTCAAATCTTCATCGCTCTCTAAGTATGTAGATATGTCGGATTTAAGAACAAAAGGAAAAGGAGACCAACCATACTTTTTCAATTCGTCATCATCAAGTTTACCAGTATAGTATTCCCATTTTAACTTTTTCATTTTGTTAAACTTAAATTCAGATTCTTTCGAAAGCAATCGGTGCCTCGAAAGTATATTTAAGTATTTACTGTGGAGTTTGGGAATGTCCAACAATGCCTTACCTGGTTCGGTTCGGTCAATGTCGGCGTCTTTGCGCCATTCTTCCAATAGTTCATCAAGTTGTTTCATAAAAAAAGCCTCCTATTTCAGGAGTATATACTATTGCCAGGCGAATGTCAAGCTTTTTTAGAAAAGTTTTTCAATATCGTAATAACTATACCTGAAAGTTCCGTCTGCGGTAATTTGCGTTTCGGGACTATCGGATGCACCCATAATAAATGTAGATACGGTTGTTGGAAAACAATCGTAAAATTTAAACCTAAAATAAGGTTTGTTTGATGATGACAAAATTGTAATTGAAGCATCAGAGTATTGCGGTTTCATAGATTCACGAGCAGTTGCCATTTTATTTAAACGACCTAAATTTCTGTATTCAGAGAAGTCTGTTGGAAAAGTCATTGCACGAATCCAATCGTGTATTTCTCTCCATGCAGTTAATTCTTCATCAACAAAAAAAGTTACATTTAATAAATCATAAATGGCTTTTTCACCTGGAATATACAAATCAACAAAAGGTGTGTTTTGTGGAATTTCAGATAAAGAAATGCCCGGAACACTTAATGATTGGCAAAAAAATTGAGTGTTAGGTAACCTACTAAAATTTAATGTAAACTTATTAGGTTGTAAAAAGTTTTGATTTGTAGGATTTCGAGTGAGAGCAGTCATACTATTATTTATATGAAAAAAAAGACCCACCGAAGTGGGTCTTTTGAATGTAGTCTCTTATTGTTATTATTATTAACGAGACTTTGTAGATTACATCAAGTTGGAAATCTTGAAAGCACGATAGTAAACATTGGAGTTTACATTGATTGTGCCATTTCCAACAGTTGTACCTTGTGCAAATGGGTTGGCAACTAGACCATAACGGGTCTTGAAACCAATCTTTGGTTGGAAGGTACCTGTGTCAACTGCACGAACCATTTGCAATGGAACATATGGGCAGTAGAACAAGCCAGCGTCATAAGCGTTAGAACCCTTATAACCAACAACTGCAAACTCAGATGTAGATGATGTTGGGAAATATGGGTCAATATAGACCTTAATACGACCAAACAATGTACCTGCAAATGTGTTGCCTGTGTCATCAACTGTTAGAGAAACATTTGATTGTAATGCAGAGTTGTAATCAAGAATACCTGCCATAGCAAGTGCTGATGCAACATCTGAAGAACAAATCATAATGTTACCTTTACCTCTACGAGTTTGCTTGGCGATAGTATTCGCTTCACGCTCGATTTGGAAAGCTAAGCCTTTAACTTTTTCAACCATCCAACGACCATTTGAGTCGGTGTCTAAGTCGAATGTACCTGCTTTAGTTGTACCAACAGCGGCACCAACTTTTGCAGTTGCATAGATTGTGCGGATAACTTCACGGTTAATTTCAGCAAGAATCTCAGATGAGAGAATGTTTGCCAATTCTGTTTCAGCGTCAAGACCATGAACTGCTTTCAAGTCTTGTGCGAGTTCCATTGAGTATTCTGCTTTCAATGCACGGCTACGAGCAGTTACAGTAACTTTCTCAATAGAGAATGCCATTTCTTGGAA